TTTAGAGAGGAATTAGGTCCAGATAAAACATTTTACTGGAGAGGAACACTCTATCACACTAATTGGAGGGAAGAATATGGGATATGATGTATATGGAGTTAAATCTAAAAGTGAAACAGGAAACTACTTTCGTAACAATGTATGGTGGTGGAGACCATTATGGGACTATGTATGCGAAAACTGTGAAGATATCATGAATGAAGATGATATGGACGCTGGATGCTGGAACGATGGAAAGAGAATAGTCTCTGGTAAATGTATTGAAATAGCAGATAGACTACAAACACTAATTGATGAAGGACATTGTCTAAGATATGAGGCTAAATATGAAGCAGAAAGAGAACAAATCAAAAAAGACAATAAAGATAATGAATTAGCTGGATGTTATCCATTTAGTACAGAAAATGTGCAATCATTCGTTAACTTCCTAAGAGAATCAGGAGGCATCGAGATATGCTAAAGAAAGTAAGAGTTGACTATATCATGGAAATTGATGATATAAAACTTGACAAAGCTTGTAAAATAGCTATGATAGGTAGAAATCATATGATAAAAAAGCTTAGAAAAAGAGCTGAGGTCTATGGAAGGACTTCAGCTTATGAACAAATTGAATTAATTATAAATAACGGGAGACCAATCAATGAAAGAGAATAAGATAACAATAATATCAGGTGTGTTTTTATTAGTAATTATTATAACAGTAATTACATGTAATCGTGGAGAAGAAGCATCTTTTCCTGCAAATGTACCTGAAGCAGTAGTTGAAGAAGTAAAAGAAGTAGTAGAAACAAAAGCTGAGGAAGTAAAAGAAGAAGTAAAAGCAAAAGTAATAGAAATGTTGCCAGCAGTTAAAGAGCTGCCAATAGCATTACCAAAAGTAATAGAAGAAGCAGTAGCTCCAGTTGAGCTACCTGAGCTACCTGTTGAGGAAGCTCCTGCTGATAGTACAACAGAACCAACAACAAACGAAGGAGATGAGTAATATGGCTAATTCCAACCCTGAAATAAACTTATCGTCGTATAAAAACGGCAATATATTAACAAAAACATCAGCATTTGGAACCTTAGGTGATGTATTAACATCAGAAGGTATCGCAATGACTGAAGCATCTATTGATATATATGATGTAAATGGACAAGAAAAACCTGGTAGACCTGGAACAGTTCTAGCTCAAGGTGATACTGTCCAAATTGTTAGAAAATCTAACAAATCTGGTTTTGTAGCGTAACACGAAAACGTCCAAGCGCCAAAGCTACTTAGTAGCAGAGCACAGAGACAGTCCGTAGATTAGCGTGAGCAATTGAAGAGAGAATGAGGCGATTTCAGCTCCTCTAGACAAACATATATGTCAAGAGAAAAGAAACAGAATGGTAGCTGTACGAGTTCAGGTAAGCAATGAACATGGCCTGCTACCCTTTCTCTCTTCTTAACATAAGGAAAAATAATATGGAATATACTTTTGTAAGTGGAACATCAATGTCTTTAGACAATGGTAATAATATTAACTGGGGAGGAGCAAGTTTAAACAATCTTCCTTGCAAGAAAGTAGATAATTCATTAAAAGAACTTCAATTTATATTCGATACAATGAAGAAAGACTATATAAAAGCTAGAAATAGTTATACAGCTAATTATATAGATGAATATGGCGAAGAACAAGGCGTTAGAATGATAAATGAGAGGTATCCTAAGCCTGTAAATATAGATGAATTAGCAAGTCAAGCAAGAATAATATCTAAAAAATACGAAATATACGGTACAACAAGTACTCTGGATGGTATGGGATTTATCTTTAAAGTACCAAATGTAAGAGTAAGATGTAGAGTGTATATTAATCTAGGTGATTATTATTGCTGGATAATTAAAAAGGGTATAGATAGCTTTGTATTAAGAATATACCAAGCATTACCCTCAGAAAAAGCGTTTAATAGTAAAGAAGATTGTCTTGTTTATGGTGGGTCAAATTATCCCCACCCTCATATATCAGGACATTCTCCTTGTTTAGGTGGATTTGAGTCACCTATAAAGATATGCTCTGGTCATTTTAATATGGTCGGTGTACTAACTAATATATCTAAATATCTAAACTCATACTATGGAAGAAGTACTTATCAAGGAGGTAGTTACTATAAACCTTACAAATTAGTTACTTTAAAAACAGATAATTTAGAGAAATTAGAAAGCAATGAAATAGCTTACATTACATGGGCTAATAAGAAGTATACTAGAGATGAAGTAAAAGCTTTTTCAAATGAAGAATGGGACTCTATAAGAGATAAATTTCACAGTGATTATCCTCAAGAGAACATATCATTAAATCCTCATGAACTTTGGTTTTATAATAAGTATTTTGACCGTACTCTTGATTGGTTAACGCACAACAATCAATTTCTACTAAAGCTTAGATTACTTATGAAAAAGTTTAAAGAAGATAATTACTTAGTAGCTATACCTGCTTTTATAAGGCATATGAAAAGTGCAAGTGGTAAAGATATTAACTTAAATAAAGAGTTACCTAATTATTGTGATGCTTATTTCAATATGTACGAAGCTATTTATGGTGATAAAAGATATAGTTATTACATTGGATGGACAGGAGGTCAGATTAAAAGAGATACATCATTTAAAGAATCTGGAATCACTAGTAAATTCCAAGAAATAAAGAGGCTAATTAAAGTAAGTGAAGATAGTCAAATAGACGTATTTACACAAATGACTTGTAAAGATTTTTGGAAGTATTTATCTCAATTCAAGAATAGACAAGAATTTGTAAATGCAAAAAGTGAAAATACTAAAGAGCGCATATCTGAAATAAAAGATAGAATAGATAAGTTGTATCCTGAATTTCTAGCTTTAGAGGATTCGTTCAATAGGAAGATATTAATAACATTAGACAAACAGAAAAGGAGATTGTTAAATGAACTTAAACATACCTTACCAGCTACAGATGCACATCAATTATCTTTTGAAACGCTTTCCCAAGACTGAATGGTCTGGGCCAGCATGGTATAAAAGAAACGAAGATAGTTGGGATTTAGTGCATTTTATCCCTATAGATTTAGGTAGTCATAGTGCTACTGAGTTTAAAGGTAAAGATTTACTTAAAACTATGAAGAATGTGCAGAAAACAGTCGATATAAGCGGTTGTTTTCAAGGTATCATCCATTCTCACCATGGAATGGGAGCGTTCCATAGCGGGACAGATGATACTGAATTAGAAGAAGGAGCTAATAAAGTTGGCTATCCTTCATTAGTTGTTGCCCATACAGGGCAGTCACACGCTTTTAAATATTCTTATGAAGACCAATTTGGAAATATTCATTTAGAAGACGGAGAAGTGTGTGTAGAAGCTCAAGAATATACAGCAAAAGAAGACTGGGTTAGTCAAGCAGACAAGATAGAGAAAACTGCTAAGAAATCTAAGCCAAATTATGTTGTATATAGTAATAAAAATCAAGGAAGCCTTTGGTCAGGTGGATTTACTAGGCAAATGAATGGTTGGGGTCATTACATAGACCAAGAAGAAGTTAAATACAATGAAGCGTATGAAAAGATGCAAGATGCTCAAAAACTCTATGATGCTAAGAAAATGAGTAAAAAAGAGTTTAAGAAGCTTGAAAAAGAATGGGAAAAGTTTGAAAACGATTTCCATGGAGTTATCTAATGCTTAGGTATTTAAGAAATAAAGACCTCATTAATCAATCTTTGCTTGATGAAGTAACTGTAATAGGGGCTGGTGGAATAGCATCAGCCCTTGTTACTATATTAGCTCAAATGGGATTTAAGAAGTTTCACATTTGGGATGATGATAAACTGGAAGAACATAACTTAAGTACAACAGCTTATCCTCCTGGATTTTTAGGATTTAATAAAGTTGAATGTGCTGCTAGTAATATCTATGCTCATCATAAAGATGCAGATATAACACAATATGTTAAAAGATGGGTTCCAGGAGATTATTTATCTGATATAGTACTATTAACTCCAGATAACATGGAAACAAGGTTAGATGTCCATATGGATTGGAAGAGAAATACTAATAGAAAAGCTCTAATCGATATGCGTATGGGCGCTCTAACTATGGAAGTTATTTCAGTAGAAAAAGATAATGATAATTTTGCAAAAACTTGGCAACCAAGTAGTAAAATATCAGATGAGGCATGTACTGCAAAGCATACAATTTTCACTGCAAATGTAGTCGCAGGATTAGGTGCAAGTCAGCTATTTAATGTCTTGCATAATAGGTCTTACTGGCAGTATATTAGGCAGTCGTTGGCACCTCTTTGCTTCGGTAGAGAGTATCCAATTAATAAAATAAATAATGAGGTAGAGAATGGCATTAAAGAAAGTCAAAAGAAAACCCGTGTCGATAAATCCAGGCATATTGCTCTTGTACGGACCACCCAAGGTCGGCAAGACAACTATGCTGAGCAAACTAGATGATTGCTTAATTATTGACACAGAAAGTGGAAGTAGCATGGTAGAAGGCTATATTCACAAAGTGGCTAATAGGCAAGAACTCATAAACCTCGTTAAAGAAGCTAAAGAAGGGCACGAATACAAGTATTTTGCTATAGACACTATAGACAAAGTAGTTGACTGGGCCGAGAAGGCAGTGTGTCGGGAGTATGAAGTGCCCTCTATAGCTGATTTATCGTTTGGTAAAGGTTATGCATTAGTTAGAGAAAAAGTAATGAATACAATCCATAATTTAAAGGATTGTGTCGACCATTTAATTGTTGTAGGACATAGAAAAGTAGCTAGAGCAATAATAGATGGCAAAGCAATAGTAGAACCTGAAAGTCTAGATATCACAGGAAAATTAAAGAATATGATAATGTCTGATTGCGATGCAATTGGATATGTACATAGAGAAGAAGAAGAACTGATGGTATCTTTCAAATCTAATGAAGCTGTAGAAGCTGGAAGTAGATGTGAACACTTAAAAGGTCAAATAGTTAAATTCGAATGGAATCAAATATATAAGAAGGAGAAGTGATTTATGGCATTAATAAAACCTACAACAAGCGATAAACCAAGTGTAAATTTCTATGGAATTTGCGATATCGCAGTATTAAACTTTCAAGATAGAAGTGCTCAATATGATTGGGCTGATATCTATTTAGATATAACAGTTAAACAGAAAGGCAGCGATTATACAAAATCGATTAGATTAGCTGGTTCTCTGGATAAAGGCCCTGATGGCTCTGTAAGTGGAGGTTCTGTTCTTAATAGACTATATCATTTATTTGATATATTAGGTGTTAAGGCAGGAGTTAACGCAAAAGGCGGATGGGAAACAGAGGATGGAGAAAATATTGATAATATCGCTGATTATCTAAATAAAGGGTTTGCTGAAGGAATTGATAGTAAGCCAACAAATTTCCCTTACTTAGCTTATGTTTACAAAGAAAAGCCTAAGCAAGTAGATGGGAAAGTGTACACACGAGTTCACCATAAAATCAATCTTAATTCTACTGATGGTAGAAAGAAGCTTGAAGATGACATGAATTGGTTAAGACAAAAAGGATACCTCAAGGAAGCTCCTTTGGAAACTGAATCAACTCAAGACAAGACCATGAAAGAATTAGAGGAAGTATTTGGCTCTGATTCTCTTGGTAATATGTAGTGAACTATATTGAGATAGCAAAAGGGAGTCCGAGAAATCGTGGCTCCCTTATTCTCAAGAGTGATTTACTAAAATATATTAACCCTAAAATACCGTTATTTAGAAGTATTTATCTTTACGATAAAGAAGCTTATAATTACGCAAACAACAATGATGGGTTAAAGAACTATTTTGGTAAAAGAAGTATTGACAATATCATCCTAGATATTGACAAAGGAGATAGTTCAGATGAGTATACTAGGCAAAAAGCTATTGCAATGGTGGTCAGGCTTGAAGAGTTTGATGTTTCGCATAAGTCAATCCAATGTTATTTCTCAGGCAGTGGTTACCATATTAGCATCCCTAATAACTGCTTCAATTTTACTACTTCTGATAACATTCATTATGTTGTTAAGAACACTATAAGTAAAATATTCCCTGAAGTAGATAGTAGTATATTTATGAGGACAGGTATTTACCGTGTTGCTCATACAATAAATAAAAAGACTGACTTATATAAAATACCTATTGATGTTAAAGAGTTATTTGATACATCAGTAGATTTATTAGAGTTAGCAAAAAACCCTAGATTAGGGTATCCATACCAAGAAAGAATCGGTAATTCAGAACTTGAAGAGTACGTTGTACATGAAGCTCCTAGAATAGAGCAATCAAGAAAAGTTACAGAACCTACCGATATAATACCTTGCGTTCAAAAGATGCTTAAAGTTGGTCCTCAAGAAGGAAACAGGAATCAAACTCTTATGAGAATAGCATCTCATTGTGCAAGACATGGTATACCTTCAGAGTATGCAAAAGCTATGATACTTCATTGGAATAATAATAGTTTAAATGAAAATGAGGTAATAGAGAAAGTAGAGTATACTTATAATAGAGGTTATAGATACGGATG